GTGCAGAAGCGAGACTTCCACCTCGGCACCTACATTGTCCCGGTCACGACCGGCGCGGTGATCCACATCGACAAGGCCGCTGGCGTGGTCGTGGACGACATCCCCGCCCTGAAGGCCTCCGGGTTCAACTACCTCAAATTCTACCGCCGCAAAGCGTAATCATGGCCCTTGCCGTAAAGCACAATCTCTTGGTCTTCGACCCGGAGCGCGACGACGTTCGCCTGCCTGAGGCTGGCCTCGTGCTCCCCTTTGCCGAGCACAAGACCCGCAAGCGCAAGCCGACGATCGAGCAACTGATCGCTGAGACCGGCTGGCAGTTCAACCTCCCGACCGTCTGTAAGGTCAACGGGGCTTACCTGTCGCGTACTGAATGGGCTTCCTACAAGGTCGCGGCCAACGACAACGTTGAGTTTGTCTCCCGGCCCCTCGGCGGCTCCAGCGGCGGCGGCTCGTCGGCCAAGAGCATCGGTGCGATCGTCGCCATGGTGGCGCTCACCGCGCTCGCGCCCTGGGCCATGGGCGCCATCGGCCTGACCGGTACAGCGGCCAGCATCGGCTCCAGCCTGCTCATCGCGGGCGGCGCGATGGCGATCAGCCACTTCCTTAAGCCCAAGGCGGGCGGCCAGACCGCGGAGAAGGATGAGCTTTACTCTTTCGGCTTCGGCGGCAACCAGGCGCGCCCGCTTCAGCCCATCCCGGTGGGCTATGGCCGCACATTGTCCTTCCCCGACTTCGCCGCGCCCAAGTACAGCGAGTACGACGGCGACAACATGACGGAGTACGCGCTGCTGGCCCTCGGCTGCGGCAAGTACGACATCGAGGAACTGCGCATCGCCGACACCCGCATCTGGACGAAGAGCGGCGGCTACAATCCGAGCTTCCCCGGCATCACGATCCAGATCCGCAACCCCGGCGAGAAGGTGACCCTCTTCCCGGTCAATGTCGTCACGGCGTCGGAGGTCTCCGGCATTGAGCTGTTCCAGACGTTCACCGCGGGCTTCACTGCCAATGCGGCCGGAACGCTGGCGCGGTCTCTCCTGATCGACTTCATCTTCCCGTCCGGCTGCTTCTGGATGTGGAAGGGCGAACTCAGGGCGCATACGGTCGGCGTCGAGGTGCAGATCCGGCCGGTCAACGACGCGGGCGCCGCGACCGGGCCTTGGGCCACGGTCTGGTCCGATCAGTACACCTATTCCAAGCAGTCGCAGATCCGGATCACCGAGCGCATCGACGTGCCTGACGGGCGTTTCGAGGTGAGGGCGCGGCGAACGAACACACCCATCGAGGACATGGAGCCCGATCCGCGGATGTCGGGCGCGGACACTATCGTCTGGTCCGCCTTGCGGGCGCACATCGATGGGCCGAACGCGTTCCCGCGCGTGACGACGATCGCCATCCGGGCCAAGGCGAACGAAGCCCTGCAGGGCATCATGAACGGGCAGGTGGGCGTCATCGCCACCCGCATCGTTCCGGTGTGGACCGGCACGGCCTTCGTCGAACAGCCGTCGCGCTCGATCGCGTGGGCCGCGCTCGACATGTGGCGGAACGCAGATTATGGCGCAGGCCTCCCGCTCGCTCAGGTCGACTTCCAGAGCTTCTATGCCTACGACCAGCTGTGGAGCGGTCTCGGCCACACCTTCGATCATGTCTTCAAGGAGCCGCAGACGCTGGACGATGCGCTCGAGACGATCCTGAAGGCGGGCCGTGCCATGCCCGCACCCGTGGGTGACCGTCTGACCATCGTGCGCGACGAGCCGCGCGGCCTCCCGCGCATGATGTTCACGGATTACGACATCGTCCGCGATAGCCTCACCATCGATTACACCCTGGCGGACGACGATATCGCCGATGGCATCGTGGGCGAATACATCGACCAGACCACGTTCCGGCTGGCCGAGGTCTCGTCGGCTCCGACCGGGACGACGCTGGCCAAGCCCGCCCGCGTGCAGCTCCAGGGCGTGGCCAAGCGCTCGCAGGCGGTGGGGCTGGTGCGCTTCATGGCGGCCGAGAACAAGTACCGCCGCATCACCGTGTCGTGGACGGCCCGGGCCGAAGGCCGCCTGCTCAAGCGCGGCGATCTGGTCAAGCTGGCATGCGAGGAGCCGGAGACCTGGGGGCAATCCGCCGAGGTCATCAGCTACAACGACGCCACGCGCACGCTCACGTTCGACCATGATCTGGAATGGAACGCGAGCGGCAATCATTACATCGAGGTCCGGCGCCGGGACGGGCAGCCGTGGGGTCCGGTGCGTGTCACGCGCGGCACTTCCGATCGCATCGCCATCGTCAACGCCACGGATCTGGCCTCCGAGACGACGCGGCAGGGCATGAGCCTTGCGGATGCGGTTGCCCGCTCCGACCTCGCCGACCGCCCGACCGCCGCTTTCTCCCCCGGCCAACCCCGCACCTTCCGCGTGCTGATCACCGAGGGCACACCGGACACGGACGGCGAACACATCACGCTTACCGGCGTGGTGGACGATTTGGCCGTCTACGACATCAACGAGGACGGCGTTGCGCCGCTGCCGAGCGTCCCCGACGTGTTCTCCCGGTCCATCCCGGTCATCACCACTCTCGGGGGCAATGTCTACCAGCGCGGGGTCAATCTGATTCTGCAGGCGGGCTGGCAGCCGGCGAAGGGAGCGGTCAGCTACATCGCGGATGTGTCCTATGACAACGGCCAGACCTGGGTTCGGGCCTACGAGGGCGACAAGACGACGTTCGAGGCCATCGTTGCGGGGGCGCAAGCCATTCGACTGCGCGTTGCAGGCGTGACGGCGGCGAACGTGCTCGGCGCGTTCAGCGTCGTGATCGTGAACCCGCCTCCGCTGAGGCTGAACAACGGCTTCGTCATGATGGAGATCAAGCCCGACGATCTCATCCCCGAACTCGCCCGGGATCTGGAGGGCCTAAACCTTCTCGACCAGCTCGCGGACGTGGCGGGTGAAACCCGAGTCCTGGCCGAAGAGGCGGACGACCGGGGCAGGGCGGCCATTACGGAGGTTGCCAAGGTCCGGGTCGATACCGAGCAGGCCCTCGCGGACCTGACGACCACGGTCGAGACGCAGTTCGACGAGTACCAGACGAGCGTCCAGCAGCGCTTCACCGCCGTCACCAATGTGACGGGGCAGATGATCGGCGCGTATTCGGTCTCGATCAATGCGGGCGGCTACTTCTCCGGCTTCCAGCTTGTTGGCGCGAACGGGCCCGGAGGCGCACAAAGCGAACTCAAGATCGCGGTCGATAAGTTCCTCGTCGGCGCGCCCGGAAGCGGCTTCGGCGCCGAGGCGGTCTTCTCCATCGGAACCCGCAACAACGTTGGCCGCATGGTCCTGCGCGGCGACTTCATCGCGGACGGCTCGATCAATGCCAACCAGATCAATGTCGTGGCTCTCTCTGCCATCAGCGCGAACATCGGCACGGTATCGTCATCAAGTGATGTAACGACCGCAGGCGGCTTCCGCCTCGACGGCCCGAACCGCCGCATTGAGGTCTGGGACTAGACTATGGCACGACGCATCGTCATGGGAAGGATCGGCACGGCCTATGACCTTCGGATATCAAGGCAGGGGCATGACGCCGCCACGGGCAATATCAACGACAATCGGGTCATCTCATTCTCAGCGTTACGGGATGCAAACGCAAAAGCCGTTTCCGTTGGCGAGATCACGAGGTTGTTTCAATGGGTCAGCTTAGGAACATCCTACACCGCGCCGCCGCCATGCATTTTCGCGCTCAAGCGCAGCGGGGAAATGGTGATCGATCAGATCGAAAGGCAATACTTTGTGGGCGACTTCGATCTAGGCTGGTGGGACGGTACGCCGTATGCGCTGATCGTTTCCCAAACGGCGGTCATGGTCGGCGTCCCGTTCCCCAAGCAGTCGCCGATCTCCTCCGGCGATAAGTTCATCTTCATGACGGTGCGGCCATGACGCGGCGGATCATCCTCGGCCAGCGCGGATCGCAATACGGCTTATGGGTCTCGCCGGCTGGGTCGGACGCCCTGACGGTCAGCGATGCTGCCGCTCTGTTTTCGATGAGCACAAAGCATCTTATGGCCGTCGCTGCCGGGACGTTCACCTGCCCTTCTGGCGGCAATCGAACCCGCGTGAGTTTCGGGAAGACCTTCCCTGTGGTGCCATTCCTGTTCTGCGGGCGCTTGGTGGAGTTCCCAACATTCGCGACCGTTTACAGCGATGTCGATCAATCCGGCTTTTACGCCAGAGCTGGCGAGTCGACCGAACAACCTGGGACATACCCAGCGGCGGGTCAGACCATCCGCTGGTTCGCTTTTATGAAAAACCAGGGCTAGGCCTATGGCGCGACGGATCGTTCTTGGGAAGGTGGGAACAGAATATGTGTTCCGCGTTTCCCGGGCTGGATATGACGCGGCGACGGCGGACCTCGACGGGCTGCTTTTTGACGCCGACCATATCCCGGCCCGATGGGAAAATGAGGGGACAATCAATTGCCCTGGCGGCCGTAAACCTGTCAGCGGAGAGGTGGAACTCTGGTATCCGGGTAAGGTTACGGTCTCCCATGGGGCTTCCCCGTCTGCCATCATGGGGCTGGCCTATCCCTTATCGCCCGATAATCGCTGGTACTGGGTCCATGCGACGGCTGACCATTTTTCGGGAACCGGCGACACCCACTATCACACATACGAATTCGGTCACATGGACGGAAATTACTGTTCGCCGCATTGGCTGACATCGGACTACGATAACGGAGATAGTTTGCAACAGCTGCGGGGCGGCTGGAAGCTGGAATGGAACAGTTCGGCCATCACCATCACGAATGCCACTCCCTATTCTATCCGGGTGCGCTGGCTTGCGATCAAAATCTAAAATCACAACGGAGATAATCCAATGATCGTTCAATATGACGCTGAAGGGCGCTATATCGGGCATCTTGAGGAGGGCTATCCGGCGCGGCCTGATGTTTTGGAAAAGGTTAAACTGGACACCAACCTAGGCGCTATCGACCTCCCGCCGTTCTCGCATGAGTGGTGGTATTTCCCGGATGGCGTTCCGACCATCCGCCCGCAGCTGGACTACACAATCCGAGAAACGACGGAAGGCGACGACAAGGTGACGGTGATTGCCGGGATCCCGGCCGGGACAACGGTCAATGTTCAAGGCCCGGAATACGGGCAATCGGTCGAGGCGGATGGCGACGATCTTGAGCTCGTCCTGCGCATCCCCGGCGATTACACGGTCTCCTTCGACCCATTCCCGCATCAGCCTGTTTCGATCTTCTTGCAGGTTACGGCGACGGAGGTCTGACATGGCGCGTCTTGAAATCGGGCTGGATCTCGAGCAGCTCCGCGCCTTGGCGGAACAGGCCATAGACAAGCATTTCGATCCGGTGCGGAAGCGCATGGCGCTTTATACCCGCAAGGTCGCTGAGGCCCGCCGCCATCTCGCAGGCGAGCCGTCCGACATGCTCAACCGCGAGGCCCAGATCCGGCACGTCAAGGCCGATGAGATCGCCCGCCAGGTGGTCGCGCTGGCCGAAGCCGACGAAGCAACGGAGCCGCAGCGCGTGGCTTTGAAGATGAAAGTGCGCAAGGCCCTCACGCCTCAGAAGATCCGCAAGCTCCTCGCGGACAACGGCATCAGCCTGAACGCCTGACCTCTCTTCCACAATCCAAGCCCGCCACCATCGGCTAGGTCTCGCCTAGCCGGGAGATTTTCTATGGCCCTCGACCCTGCATACTTCTTCTACAGCGACGGCACGATCACGCTCACCAACGGCTCCGACATCGCGACCGGGGATATGGTGGCGTGGGATGTCGCGGTGCTGCCGTTCGATCTCATTTTTCCGAACGACGGGACGGGCGGCGCGACGGTCATCAAGGAGGTTCTGGCCTATAACCAGATCCGGCTTGCCAAGCCCTGGGCGGGCCCGACCCTGACCGATGTGCCTTACTTCATCCTGCGCTGGGTCAGGCACACGGACCCGAAGGTCTATGCGCTGCGCGTGGCAGATTACCTGACGCGCCTGAAGGCCATTCCGGACAACATCGATCAGGTTGCCGACCAGATCACGGCTGACCGCGAGGCCGTCGATGCGGCCATGATCACGCTTCAGCAGATCGAGTCGGATGTCGAGTCTGATCGGCAGGCTGTGGCGGCGGATCGCTTGGTCTCCGAAAGCGCGGCGAGCGCGGCGGCGGCAAGCGCAGACGAGGCCGAGGCATGGGCGCAAGCCGCCTCATCGGGGGTGTTGCCGGACAATAGCGTTACGAACACAAAACTGGCCGATATGGCGACAGGAACGCTCAAGGGGCGCTCTGCGGCTGGAACAGGAGATCCGCAGGATCTGACAGCAGCACAGGTTGCCGCTCTTCTGGCAGAGTACGTTGTTCCTCCTGGTGCAGTTGCGGCATTCGCCAGACCAACTGCACCAGGAGGATGGTTCAAGGCCAACGGCGCCGCTGTCAACCGCACGACGTATCAGGCTCTCGATACTGCGATCTATGTAGGCGACGCGCTCAATGCGACGGCTGAATGGGGTTACCGCTGCACCGATCCAGCCAATCCTTCGACCACTCGAAGCACCACGGGCGGTTACATTGTGCTGCCTGACTTGCGCGCCGAGTTCCTGCGCGGTTGGGATGACAGCCGCGGCGTCGATGCGGGACGCATTTTCGGGAGCAAACAGGCGCACCGTACCGAAGACCTGTACGCCCAGATCGCCCTTCGAGGGGCCTCGCCCCAGATCACCAACGGGCGCGTGAATATCCCGAACTACACCACCAGCCATACATTGTCAGGCATCTCCAACGCAGCCGTACAGGCCATGACGGAAAATCTCGGCACGGCGGTGGGCTCGTTTGGCACGGGCGAGACCCGTCCCCGCAACGTGGCGCTTCTGTTCTGTATCAAATACTGAGGCCTAGGATGAAGATCGTATATCAGACCGACGCCAACGGCTATTTCGTTGGCCCGACTGTTGCCGATGAAAGCCCGCTGGAGCCTGGCGTCTTTCTAATCCCGGCCGGCGCGGTCGAAGTTGAGCCGTCGAACATTCCGGAGGGCCATCGGGCGCGCTGGGCGTCGGGCGCATGGGAGATCGAGAAGATCCCGGAACCTGAGCCGGACCCGGAGCCTGAACCGGAGCCTGCTCTGCGCGTCGTTGCCATGTGGCGGGCCCGCACCATCATGAAGGTGACACCGT